GTGTCAAAACTTTTTACCAATTTTTTCCATTTTTCCCCTTTGTTAAATTTTTCACATATGGTATAGTTAGTCATCTCTAACTGGGTATATTGTTAAATAATTAACACTTTAGTCCACTAAAGCGATTGTTAAATTATTCACACACTTTAGTACACCAAAGCATTAAAGCGCTTATATGTGTAGCAATGGGCATTGCATGATTAGCCTGCACTTTGCCACTTTAGAGCACTAAAGCGATTGTTATAGATTTAACAGTACACATTTATCCATATAATTTGCAACAAAATTGCATGGTATTATTTTTAGGGCATGTTATAATATAATTGTACAGAGGAAAGGGAAATAAAGAAAAATCCCATTCCAAAACAAAAACAGAAAATTGGAGGTTTTTTATTATGACAACCTGGAAAATCGAAAAAACAACGAACGACAACGGCACCGAAACTATTACCATTACCCGCCCTATCAATGACAAGCCAAAAAGCACCGCGTGTGTAAGCCGCACTGTTAAAGCCGGCACCGTTGCCCGCGTAAAGTATGCACGTTTCAACGACGATTTTAGCGTAGAGTCTGGTGAGATGGTAAAACAGTTTGATGGTGTTCTGGACGTTGAAAAAGTCGAAAAGGCATTGCATAACGCGGAGCCCTGCACCAAATGGCAAGTCCTGGACGTTCAGCCAAAAGAGGAAAATACCCTTGGCATTCCGCGCGAGGTCTTTAACGCCGTTGCCGTTCCCATTGACCGCCCGCTTTCGCAGCAGTAACTTTTAATCGTTCCACCGGGTTTATCTTAAAAGCCCGGCCCCATATGGCATAAAAAGCCAAAAATAAAATGAATGGAGAAATGAAAAATGAAAATGCAACTTATTACAATCAAGGCGAAAAAATCCGGCATTGACGCGGGGTTTACCATCAAGCGTGAATTATTTGACAATTGCGGTCTTGTGGATACAGCCTGTTGCAATGTCGATATATTATGCGCTTGCAAAGCTTGCGAAAGTGGCTTTATTGCTTCTGGTTTTTCCAGCATTTATAAGCCAACTATTATGCACGATGTGCATAACGCAAATGAGTCCATTGACGATTTTGTAAAGGCGGTGTTTGCGCAATGATTTACAATACTCGCTCGGATATTGTCAAAGTTGTTGAACATCAGTCTAGCTTACATGTTGGCGGCTATAAAAGTCGCTTGTACTATTGCAAGGCATGGATTATTCATCCAGATTTTTCCGATTTTATAATCTTGCAGAGCTATTCAACTATCGTTGCCGCGTATCAATTTTCAACCAATATTTTATGGGTGTTTGGCCATTATAGCAATACAACCGCGCAACACGTTTCAAAGTTTTGGAATTGGGTCAGATATGAATATAGAACCGGCTTGAGTTATCCGCGCGTTGTAAGACTCTATAACGACTCACGAACCGGCAAGCGCGCCGCCCGGAAAAACCTAGAAGAGGATTTTGCAAGCGTCATTGCCACCGCACTAAATCAGCACTGACCCAAAAATAAAATATGCGTTGCCACTAACGGCAGCGCATTTTTTATACAAATTTTTAGTTAGAACTCTTTACTATTAAGTATAACTAACTAGCAATAGTTAAGACTAACTGCTAACCTGTGAAATTCTTAACACACTTTACCACTTTAAAGAGCTAAAGCGATTGATAAATTCTTAACACACTTTACTGCTTTAAAGCACTAAAGCATCCATCCGTTAAGAAAAAAGATGAGCATAGGCATTAACCTTAATACAAACCCTGCCGCGCCGCCCACCGGGGGTGTTGCAAGAAGCCAAAAAAATAAACCGGGTTCAATTTATTGAATACGTAAATCCCCCCTCTCCCCTCCCCCATCTTCATTACTTAAGAAAGGAGATGCTATAATGCTTAATTTATTGTGGTTTTAGGAGCTATCATTGACATCCTAAGAGGAGTTAATAATGATGATTTGTGCGATTAGTTTAAGATAGGAGTTTATACAATGCGTTATGATGTTCCCATTCATCCCATTCCTATAGGCTCAATCATTAAGTACAATGTAAGAGAATATGGTTATTTCTATGGAGATGGACAAGAGAAAAGAGCAATTACCATTTCAAAAATAGGTAAGGTTATGCATATTGTAGAACATGATGGCAGAGTAGTTTATTATTCTGTAGCACCAAGTTCTAACTGTACATTTAACCAATATTTTGTAGGCGATTGTTTAGATTCTGTTTGGCCTGAAAATGTGGAGGGTGTTTATTATGACTATTGAAGAATTGGTTAATGCCAATAAAGATATGTGCTCGCACTCAATATGTGTTATACGTTGTCGGTATAATAAGTCTAAAGGTATGTCTAGCGATGATACTGTAAACGGATGCATACTTTATCAAGATGAATACTCTTTAATGCCTAATGTTCTTAGGAATTTGAAAGTAACGAGTTTCAAGTTTACAGATTATAAATTATTTGGCAAATTGGAAATTTGGGTGGTGTAATCATGACAATTAAAGACCTAGATACAGAAACCCTTAATCTACTTAATAAACTATGCGATAACTGGTACATTAAAGCTTGTCCATCATGGCTAACACACTTTATGGATAAGGATTGCCAAGATTGTCAGCTTAGAGAATTATGTTATCTGCTTGACAGTTATGATAATGCCATTAGAAAAGAGTTAGCTTTACGAAAGCAGGATGAACATAATGGCTAAGAACAAAACATTTAAGCGCCAAGCCGAAGCAACTAGATTACTGGAAAAGATAGGCGCAACAAGACGTAAATCTAGAAGAGCTGGCATAACTGTAACAGGTGACTTAAAAGAAAGTCTTAGAGGTAGACAATCTCCTGAAATTGCTAATGCTCTGAAATTTACTGCTAACACTGCTCTTGATGAAGCTGAAAAATTGTACAACAAACTTATTGACATAGCTGATACCATTGATGACAAAATATCGCAAAAGCTAATGCAAGAGTATCTATCTAAATATTCAGAGCATATCAAATCATTAAATAAATCTGTTACAGATAGTTACAGGTCATTGAGAGTAGCTAATCGTCTTGAGGATATATTTAATTATAGCGATGCTGCATATAAGATTCTTAGAAATCCAGATGCTTATTTCGATAAAAAGAAATGGGGAGCAATTTCTGGTATTCTTAACAATCTTATGGGCACATATAGCAGGAATATTCCCCCAGACGATTTGAAAAAATTATGTACGTTGGGTCAAAAGCTAGGACTTGATACTTTGGCAGATATGGATAGAGCTTATGCAGAATATGACAATCTGCTAAGAAATTCTGACCAGATTGGTAAAGTTCTGGTTGATGCAAGTGATAAACTCAGGTCTATTACACAGGGTAATGAAAAGTTCATAAAGAAGCATAAAAAAGTTTATGAAGAATTTACAGAACTTGCATCTAAGTATAATTTGTGGTGATTATTATGGTTAATATGCTAATCTTTATTATTCTATTTTTGCAGCTTTAATTCTTGGCATTGTTTTTGTTTATCTATATATCAAAGCAGTAGCTAAGTTATTTGACTGGTTAGATAAGAAACTAGGCAAATAAGAAAAATATACTATGGGAGGTGGTGCTATATGTGAGAAAGCGTAATGAACATAAGTATTCAAGTATCATATATTGCTATGATATTGAAACATCATCCTTAATGTATGGTGAGGATGAACTTCAAGAGCATCTGCAAAGCACTTATCTTCACGGCCTAGCTTCATTTGCTTATCGTCCTATTCCTCACGCACCATTTAGTGAATTTGAGAATGAAATGGATTATAATTTCTTTAGAACTTATGATTCAATTTCTTCCGAATTTGAGAGAATAAACGAGGACGCTAAGAATAATGATGAATACGTCAAAATCTTTGTGCATAACTTGAGCTATGAATTTGAAGCAATGATGCGTAACATAAATTTCTGCATTAAGAACTTTAATCCTAAACGTTTCATTGCAGTTGCTCCGCACCAGCCATTAGTAGCAGCTTTTGACCATCTTGAATTTTATGACAGCTTCAAGATTCTTTCCTGTAAAAGTCTTGAACTTATAGGTACAGAGCTTGGAGTTCCTAAGCTTAAAGAAGTCAAAGGCGGTTATGACCAAAAATATTATTGGTGGTCAGATTTGCCTGATTCTGAATACGTTTACAATGAACGTGACTGCAAGCTAGTTTTGTATGCACTATGTCGCTATATGGCAAACTTCACTAAAGTTGATAATGTATCAGATATCGGAGTATCTAACACATCAATGATTAAGCGTGAAACAAGGCTTAACAGAAATATTGCTACAGATAAAGAAGTTCATACTGCACAATTCACAGCGGCGATAGAACTTAAGAATAATGAACCGTTTATGAAGTTCTTTCAAGACTGTCTTGCAGGTGGTTACACTCATGCTAATCCTTACGCAGTGGGTAAAATATTTAAGGATGTCTGGTGTTTCGATGCAAGTTCTATGCACCCGTCAGCAATGTATGGTAGGCGATTCCCTTACAAATGGAGAAAGGAGGTTAATCCTAATGAATGTTACCAAAATTTCCAATCTGCAAACTATGAGTTCTTATCTGGCTGCGAAAGCGGCGCTAACTCAGGGTTCTTTGATTATCCCGACCAGCGGATTGAGTTATATGGACGTAAAGATGTTAAATTCTATTCAGTCCTCCAAGCAGCATATCGTGAATCAATCTTGTTTGAAAGGCCAATAAAATATAACTTTATGGCTAATGTTACCTTTTATAATATTAACGCTAAAGATTTTGGTAACTGCATTTATAGCTATATCAGTACATCCAAATGCAGCAATATTAAAAATGGTAACTTCGACAATGGTAAAGTAGTCAAAGCAGATGAACTTACATTTCATGGCTGTGATATTGACTTTATGTTAATTCAAATGCTTTATGATTATAGTAGTTCAGAATGTGATGAACTTTATTATGCAACAGCCCATAAGTTTATTAACAAGCCTTTACGCAATACAGTTAAATATTATGCACGCCAGAAAACAGGATTCAAAAAACTTGAGCATAAAGTTGCTGACCATGTAGAAACGTTAAATGATTTTACATTTGAGGGATTGAAGCTTTATGATGATTCTATAGCACAAGAAATTATGAATACCCATAACAAAGATTTAGTTCACTTCGCCTTAATGGCAAGTAAAGGTGGATTGAATGGTCAGTATGGTTGTTCAGCAATGAAGCCATTAAGACAGGAAGTTGGTGTGCAGGGGGAAGGCGATAAATTTGAATGGATTCCAACTGGGGTTAAGTTTCTTAAATCCAGAAATTCCCTAAATATTTTCACAGATGGTTTATATACAGTTGCTTATAGTAGACTGCACCTTATTTGCTTTATGCTCTATCTAGTATTAAGCCAAGGCATTGAACCTCTCTATCACGATACAGACAGCGGTTATTTTGTTGGCTACAATGAGAATGTTCAAAAAGCAATTGATAGATTCAATGAGAATATTCTCAATAACAGCGAGAATAAAGATTGTTACAATTTTGGCATTATGGACTTTGATGGTCACTATGAGGATTTTGTAACATGGGGAAGTAAATGCTATTGTGCAACATACTTAGATGTAGATAAGCATTTAAAAGTTAAGGCTACTGTAGCAGGTGCAAGTAAGAAACAGCTTTCTGAATTGTTTACACAAATAGTAAACGATGAAGATTTTGAGTACCTAGTGCAAGAATATTTTCGACCTAATATCAGTTATGATGAATCAATAAATAAGAAGCTTATCCGCAAAACTCCGGGAACGCATATTATAGGAGATTTTACAGATGACAATGGAGAAACAGACCACCTAGATGAATACTCTGTAACTGTACTAGAACCTTGTGGTTATACATTGCGCTCAACAAATAGTCCTGTTAATAGAATGTATTATTCATTCTGTTATTCATTGCGCGGAGAATCCTATATAGATTATTTGCCCGAAGTTGTTAGCATAAACCATGATGAAAATGGTAAGGAACTTTATGGAACTTATCATAAAGTACAATCTGACAAAGAATATGCTATGTTAATTGATGGCAATCCTGCAAGTGTATTCCAGTGGGAATGGAGTGATAGGAGATGATTTAATTGAAAGAAAGAGATTCTTACAGAATCAGTAGAAGAGCTACCTGTCCTTATTATATTTCTCATACAACAAATTATATTCGTTGTGAGGGTATGAGAGTGTCACGCCAAGAGTACAACCTTAAAACCGATTGTTGCGGCCAGTATAAAAACTGTCCTCAATATAAATTTCTTACTTATCATTATTTAACAAAGGAGAACTAACTATGTACACTAACAAGAAAGCATCCTCTAAGGCCACCAATTCTGCTAAGTCTGCTTCTTCCGTCATTACTGATATTCGTATCTTCCCTATTAACAACAAAAAGTCTAATTGCTGCGCTATGGTTTCCGTCACACTTGCAAATGTGTTCTGCATTACTGGTATCAAGATTATGGACGGCAGCAAAGGTCTGTTTGTTGCAATGCCCAGCGCAAAGAATAAGAAAGATGAATGGCATGATATTTGCTACCCCATTACTAAGGAATTCCGTAAAGTTATGATCGATTCTATTCTTAACGCTTTTGATGCCTTGCAGGAAGATGGAGATGACAATGATGAAAGTGAGGATGACTGACAAGCTCCCTAATGAATTGCCGCCAGACATTGACGATTATTTGCCATTCTAAAATAGAAAAGCACCCCTAAGTGGATAACCACCTAGGGGTGTTTTATTAGTTATTTAATATTAGGACGAAGAACCTTAATAGCAATCATACCATTATGATTGTTCCATCTAGGGAAGTCCATTGGTGTTCCATCCAAGTTACGGATTCTGTCCATAATTACAGGAGAATTCCCCGATGTAAAGCCAGACAACTGAACAGTATATTCATAGGATGCAGGACGTTTACAATATAGGATAATAGAATTACCATCATTAACATAATATAGTCTATCCATGTTATTGTCAACATCCCAAGTAACAGTCTTTCCTGCACCAGCGGGCGCTCCGTAAATGGCCTTATTAAGCTGACGATTATCAACAGCACTAATTGCAAACAACCCGCCTGATTCAACGTTGTTTGAAAGATAAATGCTAAAGTCAACATCATTGCGGTCATAGATACGAATACAGCCTTGTGAGCTAATACCACTATTCGGAATAGGGATAAAGGCAAATGCTTTATACTGTTCAGGGTCTCCAGCAGTTGACTGACCTGCAATGGTGTATTGCGTCTGATTTGTAATTGCTAAATCAATACAGGGATGTTCGCCATTCTTGCAAATGTACTGATTGTTTACGTTAAAAATATATTCACGTTTAGTGTAGATATATGCGTTGTCAATCTTGCACACCATAGCAGTAACAGGATATTTGCCAATTGTCTGAATCGTTGTCGACACCTTCGCAGTACGGTTAATTACACCACCATCAACTGTCAATTGTGGACTTGGACTAGTGCCAATCAACGCGATTGTTGCATTGCCCTCACCAGTTGTTGCTCTACTATCATCAACCGTATAGATAAGGTTGTTAATATATGCAGCAGCCTTACCAGGCCCATCGAATACAATGCCATGCCGACAAGTATCAATATATAAATTTGTGATATGCACATCATTATTGGTAATTTTAATGCCATTGGTGTTTTCCCACCATGCATTGGCATCTGCACCACCAGAGCCTTTAGCAGGGATGCCGTTGAATGTAACCCAGTTACAGCCAAACACGTTAGTACGGCAGTCAAAACCAGTCTGACATACCATATTAACAAGGTTATTACATTCGCAGTCAGGAGCTTTGTCACCCCAGAAAAATGCAATAGAACCAGTCCAACGTTCCACAGGAATATTATCACTAAATCCCCATACCGCTACATTATCCATGTAGCAGTAACGGTTCAGAGTGCTGTTATCGGGCTGCAAGTAAACACCATAACTCTTAACGCCATAGATAGACACGTCATACAAGCTGTTATCAGTATAAACGTTAGTTGTAAAAACAACGCCGCCAATCATGCCATTACAAATAATATCCAAATGAGCGACAACAATGTTACCAGTTACATCATTACCAGATACCGTAATAACACCCTGACTACCAAAATCAGTAGGACTAGCAGTGTACTTAAGAATAGTATCCGAAGTACCACGCCGAGGGTCACGAGAAGAACCAGCGCCATACAGGCTATGCTTGAGCTGCACCGGTGCGCTGATCTTGTATGTGCCCACAGGGATAAACAACGGGAATTGTTTGGTGTATGTGTTCAGGGTTTCGGTAATATCATCGGTGCCGTCTTTTTTGAGTTCCTGGAATTCTTCGATGCTACGCGGTGAGGGCTTGATGCCGTAGGGAATTTTGCCGGTGCGGCTTACCAGAAACTTAGTTTCATTGTTGTTATCCCCTGTGTGCATAGTAACATAAGCATAATTATCATCAATATTGACAGGCTCCAAGCGTTTAAACTGCGGCATGCCGAAAAAACTTATTGGCGCAACTCTGTCAATACTGCTAAGCAAAATTTCACGGTTTTGTACCCTAAGTAACGTTACACCGTCTTGCTGCAAATTGATATTTTTTTCAGTGTTAAAGACCAAGTCTCCGGTAACATCAACTGTCATTGCGCCGCTAACTGTCTGCGCAAGGTCTCCGGTGGTGTCCTTGTCAATCTTCTTAATAAGATTAGTGTTAATATTTTCAATATTGGTATTGATTTGTTCAATAGAAGTATCAACACTAGACTTATTATTCTCAACTTTAGTATTAAGGTCGTTCAGCTGTTCACCAATGTCGGTTTTCTTGCAGTTAGTACCCTCAATATAACGTGTACCAGCATCCATGGCTTTTGTAATAACATACAGGTCATTATTCAGCCATACAAGGTCATTAACTGCACGTGCTGCACTTGCAGTAGTTTTCAGCTTTTCATCAACAGGAGTGATAGCAAGCTTAACGTTTCCCCAGAGTTCAGAGAAGTTTCCAATCTTAGTCCAATAATCTTCATTGTCAATATCAATGCCAATAGGTACAGGCTGAGTGCTTAAATATCCATCACCATTGACAGTGACAACAACTGTGTTACGAGGATACTGTTTGGTAATATCCCACTGAATAGGGTCTGCATAACTAATGGAGCTGTTTTCAATGTACTGTTGCATTACCTCAATAACCTTAGATACCATTTCATAGTAACTAATGCTATCATCATAGGCAACAGGAATTACAGAACGGAAAAGTTTGTCCAAAGGATTGTACTTCAAACCTAATCACCTCTTTACCATAAACGCATAAACAGAACTTCCATATCTCTATATAAACAATTATAGATATTTGTGTTTTCTTTCATATAATCGTTCATAATAGATACGAGAGAACGACCACGATAACCTTTTTCTACATGGTCAAGAATCCGATGCTCATTGCCATCACGATTTTCTTTTGTGTTGTTTTTATCATCCTGAGTGGTATTGCTATTACTGTTAGAGCTGGCATTAGAGCTAAAATTATTGGCAGAATTTGCCATACTATGGTCAGCATCCGACATATACTTACCAGCAAGAAAATTATCAAGACTACCCTGTGGAGTATCAGTATGAATATTGGTATTCTCTCCATTGCTGTTAGAATCGGAAGTATAATTGGAATTGTTTGTACCGCCAATATTAACCTTACTATTCTTGGTTCTATCCTCAGTATTAACATCATGATGTTCAGTATTTTCATCACTGGTAATGGAGAAATCATCAGTTAAGAACATTTCATACTGCTTATCAAGTGCTTCAAAGAGAGGATTATAATAAGGCATATGGCTGTTCATCCAGTCATCTAGACGCAGCTGCCAAAGGCCAAAGGTTTCAGAGCCAATTTCATTTGTATAGAAATGCTTAAGAATATTGGTTTCAAGCTCTTTACGCTTGTTTTCATTCCAGATAGGATAACTAAAATTAAAGATTTTAGGACGCGCACGCTCAATAATTTCTGAATAAGAAACATTGGTGTAGGGTTCAACAATACCAGCTTTTGACTCACAGATAAAGCGTACTTGAGTTGTATATTTACTCATTGCTCTCACCATCCTCAATATTGGTATCGCTTAAATTCTCTTCATCCTCGCGGCCTTCCATAATCTTAGTTAATTCAAGCTGAGAACGCATAGATACGGAGATATTAGTACCAAAGAGCCTATTATAATCCTTGCAGAATTTTTGACGAGAATACAATGGAGAAAGACGGTCTGCTTCTACCTGACCTAAGGTCATCTGAACTTCAGTAGTAAACTGCCGCTCTGCTTTCATATTGTAGTTGCTTTCAATACCTAAATAGGTAAGAGCTTCAGCAAGAGTTTCTTTTTTCTGCTGCTCTAACTGCAAGCCAATATACTGAACGCCTAAATCAAGAACACCAATCATGTTCTTAATATCATCAGTAGAGGGATTGCCTTTAAGGTATAGCCAAGGGTCATATTTATCCTGCTGATACACCAAGTTTTGTACAGAAAGTTTTGTATTCTCATTTGCATAAGCAATTCGTGGAGTTTTCTGTGCAGCAAGGTTTAAGTCAATCGTTCTGTCTATATTTGTAAGACGTTGTGCAAACTGTTTAATGACAATAGCATCAGGGGAGCGGCGCATATTACACCAAAGGTAAGCACAGTTTTGTTTATTAAGGCCAGTTTTCTGATAATTAGAATTGTAGCCATAAGCACGAAGATATTTAGGGTCGCCAATAATGTCAAAGTTATCACTGGGCATAGCCGGGAGAATCAAGTTGCCCATAACAGGGTCATGATAACCAGCCATTAAGGGTTGCCAGAACAAGAACTGTTCAATGAATCTTTCATCCAAAAAAGGAGAATCTTCAAGCCCTTCCCATTTGAATCTTGCAAGTGCTACATCATACAGGCGATTAAACCAGTTAGCATAAGTTGCAGCCGTTAAGTCATATGAATCAATCCAAGGTGGCTGTGGTTTTTGTGAACGTTTACTCATTTACTCACCTACTTCTGGAATACGTTTATAGATAGAATTGTCTGCTTCATAATTTCCAACAAGACCAGGATTATGCCAGAATGTAACACCACGATTAAAGATGTTGTTAATCATTGTAGAAACATCCGCAGGAACATCACCTAAGCAACAACAGTTTTGTGTTTTAACATAATTCCAATTTCTTCGAGAGTCAATGTTAGGAACCTGAACTTGGTGAATGGGATAGCCAAACATAGTCCAGTAGTCATCAATAACTTTTGCAAATTCTTTAGTAACATGATGATAACTAGCCATAGCATATGGAGCACTTGCATCCCTTGTCGGTAAAATACTAGCATCAGTAAAACGGAAATAAGGACTTACAGAACCATGGCTTTGTGGCGGCAATCTGTCCATGTCATCACGTTTTGCAAGCGTGCCAGCAATGTTAAGCATTTGATTTGCTAAGCCTTCAATAGCTCCATAAGTATTATCAGGGAAAAGAGAGGGATGTTTACCACTCATAGCCTGAACATCCTTTGTTGGAGCAGTAAGAAGGTTAGTACCAGCAAAAATTGTACCAGCTACCAAACCTGCATTTTCAACGGCCATGGAACTAGAGTTCTGTGCTACATATACCTTATAAATATCAGTGTTATAAGCACAAGTAGGCCAATTGCTAATTGCAAATACATCTTCCTGATTATAACCAGTGGAACCTTTATAATCCTCTGCTGCAAATATTGCTGTAGTCTGCCCAGCATTTGACATTACATTGTATCCAATATGCAGACTTTTCTTTCTATCTCCAAGTTCAAAACGAAAAACATGGTTATCGCCTTGTGTAGAATAATAACGGAGATAAAAATAAGGATATGTGAAAAGTTTATTATTCTTAGGAACATAACCAGCTACATTATTAGGAACTACAAAAGTCTTATCATACTTACCAGTATCAAAGGTAAGAGGAACCATATAAATTCCCAAAATACCGTCAGGAGCTTGCCCTGCTTCTACAGCCTTAGCAATAAAGTCGTTAGCAGATTCAGCTGTAGTAAAAAAGTTTTCTTTACAGCCTGAATAAATTCCAAATCGTAAAGAACCAGATGCAGGGGGAGAGTCTTTTTCAGGCTTATCAAAGGTTGTAACAATGCAGATACGCTTATCAAAGTCAATGTACTGTTGAATATCGTCAATATATGGGCCTGTATCTAGTTCATCATTGATGATATTATCACCAATTTCATCAGTGTTTGTATGAGAACGCTCAATAAAACAAGGCTGTAATGTTACCTGATTAAACCAAGTTTGCATAACGTCAACCGTGAAATAAATTCTGCTGGTTTCGTTTGCAACATATTCTACTTTATCAATAAAGGCATAATACCATTTATCTGAAAAGTCAGCGTTTTGAAATACGATATAATTACATGGTTCAATCGTTTCAGCATTAACACCAACAGAGAGATAATGCTCTAACCGCTGATAAGTATAATTGGTAAGATGAAGAACGGATTTAGAAGTGAAATAAGCAAAACGGGAAGAATCAGACTGAAACCTAAGCACATGATTATAGGTTTTATCTGTAGGGATACCCTTACAGATATAAAGTTGCATATTTGGCAATGTTCTTGCTCCTTTCAAAATCTGTAGGGTGGTTTACACATCATCCAAATTGGAAGTTTACGTTTAGTTGTGGGAGTAGGACTTGGGCCTGGTGGTGCAGGTGGTTCAGGTGGTGTTGGTGGATTTGTAGCATCCCATTCAACATCCCATGTACCTACTTCATTAGGAATACCAAGAATAGCGGAGGGGTCAGTTCTGTAAGCTGTGCCATAACCGCCTATCCAGTATTCCCAGTGCGTATGAATACCACTAGCATTACCTGTTCGTCCTTGCTCACCAATATATTGACCACGAGTAATTGTTTCACCAACGCTATGAATCTGACTAACAAAATGAGCTGCAAGCCAATAGCTATTATCGCTCATTTTAACTACAATGTAGTTACCCCAAGAATCATTACCAGTCGTACCACCTTGCCAAGTATGGGCTGTTTCAACCGTACCTGCCATTGGTGCATAAGATTGATGATTTGTATGTACTGTGTCAATACCACCATGAACTGAACCATCAGAATAATGTGGATAACCTGCTGAAACTCTGATTGTGCTTTGGTCAGTGATACATTGTTTATAGGTAGCCATAATCAAAGCAACGCGTGATATCGTATGCGCGCCCCACGTTTTAGGAGGATAAGCCTACATGCTTAAGAAAATGTCAATTATCAAGCCTTAGTAGTAAACTGCACAGCGTTTGCAAACGGAGATGCAGAATAGATACGCCAGATATGATGGAAGTAGTTCCAATCCAGAGTGGAGCCAAGGTCAGTTTCACGCATGGTGTTCAGCTTAGTGTAAATCTGGAAGAAGTCACGGTCAACCATAAGCGCCTGAATAGCGGTCATATCTTCATCGTCAGGTGTAACGTGAGTATAAGTATTATCGCCACCAGTTGCAATAGTTACAGTACCAGAGCTAGAGGGGTCATTACCAGTAAGCAGATGTTCCAAGCGTTCCACTTCATACTCATTAAGAGCAAAACTATCAACTTCCAGACGATGCCCCATAAAATCTGCCTTATCCATATTAAATGCACTTGCAAGAACATCAACATCAATAGAAGCAGAAATATCAACAGGAACAATAGTGTACAGACGTTCAGCGGGAGTATTCATAGGAATACCAGCAGCATTATATTCCTTAGAAATGAACTTCATCTTGCCATAAATCTGGCGGAACTTCTTAACCAAGGTCTTGCCAGAAGCTTCATCAGTAACAGCAGAAACAGTTACTTTCTTAAGCTTATCGTTCTTTACCAGCTGATACAGCAGATACTTCTTCATGATAAAAGCATCCAGCTCAGCAGGCTTATAAATCTGGTCAATGACATTCTGTACAAAAGCAGATAAATTAGCTTCACTCGTGAAAGCAGTTTCCAGAGCTTCACGATTAACAGTTACCTTGTACTTAATACGAGAGTTCACAGCGTGATAAGCAGTATAAACTTCGGCAGGGTCGCTACCAAATTCAGCTTTCATAACTTCGTCATTAGTAGCGCGGTCAGCAGAGAAGTAAGGGGTTGCTTTCTGCATCATTACATAAATTTCCTGAACAGTAGCACCAGTACCCAGAACACCCTTATCAAAAACCTGCCAAGGGTCTTCAAAAGAAATGTAGCGCATAACGGTCAGGCCAATGCGGTCAACCAGAGCATTACAGAAATAGTTCAAACGCGGTTCATAAGAATTAATGAACGACCACGCGGATTTAATGGATTCAGTAGTATTTTCAATATTAGGAGCACCACCAAAAGCAGCATCACTACCAAATACAGCGTTAATAATACCAACAGCAGCAGAAGCCATAGTTTAATTACCTCCTTAAATGTCTTTAAGACAATACCATGTAAATACATATCTGGGCAAAGTAGAAACTGAAGTAATAGCGGTTCGCGTAATCAAGTTGCCATCTTCCGTACAGGTAACGCCAATAGAAGACCCAGAACCGCCAGTAAATTTATTAGATACAGCAGCTTGCTGATTATAAGTTGTCATTCTATTAAAAATTGCTTGCGGGATAGTACAAAGAGTCTGACCAACTGTATAAGCATCGCCACCAATATCAACATGAACAAAAAAGAATGTTTCCGATTACTGTAAAACTTTCATCGTTATAACTAAATGGACGCGACAAATATATCACCTCACTTTCTACCGAACATTTTCTTCACAAAAGCCTGTGCAGCTTCATCAATTGTAATTGTATTATCATTAGGTTTCTGATATTCGTCATTAGGCTTATTATCATCATTCAGAAATGCTTTAACATAATCTTTGCGAAGATTGTCATAAGCTTCATGCCAGTTAGATGCACCATCTGGACAACCATTAGTGAACTGTTCTGCTTCATTGCGACATTCATCAAATTCGTCAAGAACGCCAGCAATCAGAGTTCCCTGTTCATCAGGTTTAGCATCGACAAAGCCACCAAGCATTGCAGAAATTTCATCACGTGTTTTCATTATTTATTACTCCGTTCATAAGTAAGTTTAAGATTCTCACAAAGGGCGATAATTGCTTGCATATCAGCGCCAGTTGCATGAATCTTAATAAAATCGCCTTTAGTAGATTCTCTAGGAACTGAAGTATAACTACCAAGATGTTTTATCACTGTCTGTGTTGCACAAATAAAATTGCTATCTAACCAGTTCAGAGGATTAACACGATAATCACGATAAATTACTTCAAAGTGAAGGTGTGCGCCATAGCAATTACCAGTTGCGCCAGAATACCCAATAAGCTGACCCTCGTAAACGTGTTGACCGTTTTTGACGAGACACTCTTTAAGGTGTGCATAGCGTGTTTCCAGCTTAGAACCATTATAATTGTTATGCCTAATTCTAACCATGTTGCCATAAGACTGCATCCCAGTTTTGGTTTTACCATCCCAGCTCTGTACCTGATTTACTACACCATCCTCTGCTGCATAAACAGGTGTGCAGGAAGCAGCGCGTAGGTCAATAGCATGGTGGGAAGAACCATCATTGTAAGTCCAGCCAGTTGTGATAATATGCTTCTCTAAAGGCCAGCAGAAAAGAACATCACCGTTTGCTTTCCTCATTTTCTTCATCTCCCTTAAGTTTTTCCAAATAGGGCTTAAACAGAGCAGAAAGTTCGGGGTTTACAGCACACATATTCTCCATAACGCTGATAAGCTCCATAATACAAATATAAGTAACCACAGCACCTACAAGAGGAATTTGGATACCAATGTCAACATATTGCATTGCATATTCGACACCATAAGAGCCTACAACAGCAAGAATCTCCATGCACTTGTGATAACCACCCTCACGCATGATAGTGGAATTATAAGAACCGTCATGCTTTGCTTTAATCAGCCCTGTTAGAACGTCAAATGTAATAAAGCCTAGAACAATGACAAAAGGCATAAACTCAACTCCTAACATTATACACCTACAATCTTCAAAATATCCATCAGGTATCTCCTAATTATTTCATCTTCACAGTACAAACCTCCCAACCGATATTGTTTAATTATATATAATAACCAGTTAGGGCGTGGAGTGCGTGCAATCAAAATGGTGTTATAATCGTGGTCATCATTTGTCAACGCATAAATCACGCCGCTACCCGGACTGTATTTTCTAGAAAGATAACATTTACCGGAAGAGAAGTCTACCCATAAGCCTAAATAATCATCATGAATCTTAAAACCAAACTGATATTTAGCTTCAGGAGTTTTCTTAGCAATACCAACTACACTATCAAGATAAAATTCATTATGAACTGCGTATTTACCGAACTTGCTACCTTTCATCAAACGCCCAAAGTCAGTTTTCTCTTTTGCTTCAATGTACTCTTCGTTGTTAGCAATCTGGATTAAGACTAAGCCATCTCTAGTTGTAGCAATTTGCTTTTTGTTAATTGGTTTTTTAATATCGAATTCTGTAAAATATGGGTTTGCCCATGTAACGGCGTTGCCAAAGAAGAATACCACCACTCTGCGCATACGAGCAATAGTTTCATATAATTCACAGAAAAACGTCACTTCGTCTTTAAGGTAGCCATGATGGGTTTCGTCCATAGCAATAAATTCATCGAAACAGATTTTGTTAACGAGTGGGAGTTCTTCAGATTTTGCGCTTGAAATATAACGAGTTTGTCCGGCAAGTTTACCGTCTATATAGTAAGCGCCTTCAGGCGTTCCCTTTAACTCATGGTCTGGGAATTCATGAGCAACAGATGCCCAGAAATTTTCTTTGGCCTTCTTATTCATTTCAGTTTTATAGCGGCGAATATAAATAAATTGATTCCCGTTTTTGATAAAATCTTCAGCAGCCCATTTCTTAAAGCCATAAGTTTTACCACAACCACGAGAACCAACTACAAAATTAAAGAGCGCATTATAAGATAGTGTGTTCTTTAAATCCCACCACATTGACATTGTAATACACTCCTTTCATATTTAATGTTAGCCGAGGACTCGACCATTTGTCCTTTTGGATGGTTGGAGTAGGGGAAATGACAAACCTATGTAACCATCAAGCTAACAGGCGTGTTAGCGCGGCTCTATGGCTTTTGCACCGGATGAAGCTCATAGTTTGAACCGTGGTGGTAGAAATGGGCACAACCCCATTAACGTCCAATGACCAGTTTTCCGTTACTCTTAAAGAGTTCTACCATGTTAAGGGTGGCGAAGAGAAATGAGCTAGCAGTCACGCAAACCTATCCGTAACGCTTCACGCGCCTGACCACGGCTTAGGAACATCATTCGTGCTCTTCGCTCCCTATGATTATATTATAGTTTACAATGTGTATAAAGTCAATAATACAGATTGTACTTTTTGTAAAATTAGGAATGATTATTACATAGTGTATAATGCTAAATGGGTTGGGTTAGAGGTACGATAAATAGGACTGCTAAAGGGCAAAGGTGAGTGGCGGTTTGAAGGTACGATAAATGGGACTGCTAAAGGGCAAAGGTGAGTGGCGGTTTAAAGGTACGATAAATGGGACTGCTAAAGGGCAAAGGTGAGTGGCGGTTT